TATGGCAGTCAGCGGATCTGGGATCAGGATACACAGGTGCTATATTTGTAACGGCTGATATAAATTTGTGGGATAGTACATATGGTACATACATTTTAAAAGTCAACATCACAGATGACATCCTGGATATGGAAACCGCAGGCACTTTATATGGTTCAGCATCTGCCCCAGCATACTCATCAAGCATCAGTTCAGCACAGACGCAGGATATCACGGATGCAAGAAACGTAACACACAGTGGTAATGGAATCTACATCACTCAGGTTGGTAACAGTAATACACTTGACATCACACAGGACGGTAATGACAACCTGATAGCGGGTGGCACTAGCACAACCAACGCCATAGTAAAGGGTGACATCACGGGAAATAACAACACCACCACAATGACGCAGACGGGTGACAACAACGCAATACTGTTTGACATCACGGGTGACTATAATTCTACTACAATTGAACAGGGTGGTGCCGCAGGATCAGATGACAACAGAATAGAATTTAATGTTAATGGTGACTACAACACTATCAGTAGCACACAAATACACAACAATGGTGTAGGAACCAATGGACACTATCTTGGCTTGGACGTTGATGGAAACAGCAACAACATTTTAACAAGTCAAACCAATGACGGAGACAAGAAAGCATTTATTTCAGTACAGGGTGATGACAATGATATAGATCTGTATCAACAAGGATCAGGATCACACTACGTTGAAATAGACGTGGGCAGTGATCAAACTGTCGACATCACACAAGACGGAACAGGCAATCACAATGCTTCCGTTTCAATGACGGGGTATGCGTCAGGACTTGATCTTACACAAGACAGTTCGACAGGGCAAACATATTCTATCAATCAAAACTGTTTAACAGTCACAGGGTGTGGCACAACAACAGTTACTCAGCAGTAAGCAGAAGAGAGGGCAATACAATGAGGGATAACTTAATAGCATTCGGACTACTCGCCGCGGCAGTGGTGTCATGGGTCTGGGTAGCAACAGCAGAAGCAAGCGAAAATAATAATGCAATTAAAGGTTGCTTGGCAATTAATGGATATCATCCAAAGGACTTTGATACCTTTGAATGGAACAAAGCCGCAGGGTGTTATCAAAACTGGAAAGCAGAGCAAAACAGACAGGAACTGGCAGAACTACGTGACTTCTTAAAGCACAATCCACGTTACAGAGTACCAGGACAAAGTTTAAATCGTTGTTGGGGTAAACCTAGAGAAATGCCGTTTGAAAGTGCATACATTGAAAAGACGGGTGACGGCTTTAAAGCAGGCGTAAGTTACAAAGATACACTGCCAGCAGGATGCTACGAAAACACACCGTGGGATAATCGCAATGCTTTACAATAGATACTTTTGGATAGTAATTCTAATACTCTTAACAGTGATTAATTATGTTGCTTGGATTGAAAGAGTAAGATATTTGCAGGGGTTATAAGGAAATAAAAAAAGAGAGTGGATAAACCACTCTCTTTAGTACGAGTGCCCTCACGCTCTAACTACTATTATTTAGACGATATCATCAAAATATTAAATTGGTGTTTAATCACTTGACAAATGCAATTAAAGGTGTTACTATATACAAATACTAAAAATTTACGAGGTATAAATGTTCCTAACTATCACTGGCGGCACTAAAACTCAAAGAATGGCTGTTGAAAGCATAGCACAGTATTCTGGTGCAAAACTAATGAGTCCTCGATTATACCCTAAAATAGAAGTTGATATTGAACTATCTAGTAAACTTTTTAAACAAGATAATGTAATTGGTGACATTATTTGGGAAGATCGCAATCATAAACCTCGTTGGTTTACTATGCGGGTAGATACTGGTGTTAGTAAAAGACGTATGTTAGAAACAATAGCACACGAAATGGTGCATATTGCTCAATTTGCTACAGGTAGACTAGTAGAACTTGATCGTACACGATATCATCGTTGGGAAGGTAAAGTTTATAAAAAGCAACCAGATTATTGGGATCGTCCTTGGGAAATCGAAGCACATGGTAGAGAGTGTGGATTGTTTCTTCAGTGGGTTGAGGAAAATAATTTACAGGATCAAGCATGGACTTGGGACGACTTGGATAAGTACAAACAAGCATATGAGTAATAAACAATACGAAAATTGGGGTGCATCAGACGCTATCGAGAGAAACTTACTCGATAACGATATATTCTATTTGAGTGGAGACATTGCTAACGAGAATGTTAGTGACACCATTAAATGGATACTTTCTGCTAATCTGCATAAGAAACCAAAACGCACACTTAAACTTTACATTAACACTTATGGTGGAGATCTGTATGAAGCATTTGCTCTTATCGATGTAATGAAAAACAGTTACCATAACATCAGCACAATTGGTATTGGCGCTGTCATGAGTGCAGGATTCTTAATCTTTGCAAGTGGTAAACAAGGCGAGAGATATATTGGTAAAAACGCAGGTAGCATGAATCACCAACATACAGACTCAATGGAATCTAAAATGCATGATATGAGAGCGCAAATGAAAGAAAATCAAAATTGTGAACTTCGTTGCTTGAATATCCTAAAAGAGGCTACTGGTATGACAATACAAGAAGTCCGTAATAAGTTTATTAAAAACCCTTCAGATCAATATTATACAGCAAAACAACTAATCGATTTAGGTATTGCTGACCACATACTTTGATAAAAAAGTTCTTGACTTTTTGATTGTTTTCTGTTATTATTAACATATATTAAACAAACAAAGGCTTAGAACAGGCATGAAAACATACAACACTATTGATATTTTAGCGTTATCTTTCGCCGCACATCGTATCAACGATGGTTATGTTCGTGAAACACGTCGGTATAGTGAAGAAGATAATAGTACAAAGTTTTCAAACAAAGAATTACTTCGCTATCATTTTATGGAAAAGATAGAATATAGGCCTTTAGACTTTAAACAGTTTATGGCATTTCCAGAAGATGTAGAAAATGCAAAACAAGCAGTTATATTTCTAAACAAAGAAAACACACTACAAGTTATGGCAGGTACAGTATCTAGTTTTATGGATAGCCTGTTAAAATGTATAAACAGCGAAACAGTTACAGTACAGGAATTCGGCGTAGTTACATTACTACCTAAAGTCTATTTTGAAACAAAAGAAAAAAAAGAATTTAAGAAAAAGATTAAAACAGAATTTAGTGAAAGTGTACACATAGGCTCAGTAGGCACAAAAATAGAAGGAAAGGTTGTTATAGATGATATCCGATTTGTAGATAAGTTTGGATGTCATGTAGTAAATGGTCATATCGATTCTAACCTAGTTACATTTTTTAAAGAATTCAATGCTGGTACAGTAGTACCTAAAAAAGGTGATGTTCTAAAAATTAAAGGTAAAGTTAAACGTCATGGTGAAAATTTTACTACTAGAATACCAGAAACGCAGTTGAATTACGTTAGAATTGTTTAAGTATAATATAACGTAATAAGGAAATTATGATAGTATGGATGACAATAAAATTGAAACAACTAAGTTTGAAACATCACTTGATGACGGAGATTGGGGTTTGATTATCTCTGCTGACGGTGATTTAAAAGGTTTGTTTATTCCGGAAGGATCTGATGAGGATCAAGTACCGGAAAGCATTGTACACATCTGCGAACAGTATTTTGGAGTGGACTTATCGCAAGATGATAACAATAAACCACTCCTCCATTGAATAAAAGGAGATAGATGACAACTATAATAGTAAAAAATAATAACGTTGAGAAGGCATTAAGAGTCTTAAAAAGAAAACAAAAGAAAGATGGTTTCTTAAACGATTTAAAAGACAGGCAGTATTATCAAAAGCCTAGCGAAAAAAGAAGACTTGCTAAGAAACGCGGTATAGCAAGATGGAAGAAGGATCAAAAAACTCGTGAAGAGACAATTTAAATATAATGGAACAGGGTGGATTGAAGAAGGTTCTAAATTTCAAATTAGGAAACCTTTTGGCCCTAGCATATATATTAGTCACTTTACTGACGAAGAATTAAACTTCTTAAAAAAATTAGCCATTGACGCAAAAACTAAAGGTGACTCAATGGGACAAACACTAAGTGGTAATATTAAAGGTCAATATGATCTACAAAATATTGGCACTTCTAATGATCAAGAAAGATTCTTTACCATAATGACAGAGCATTGTAATAACTATATTCGTAGTGCATTACAAGTTACCAACTACGAGCAAATGCCTGGCGAAGAAGAACATGATCTTAAAATTCAACTACAAGGATTTCCTTGGGTTAACTTTACTCAAGCAGGGGAATTTAATCCAATGCATACACATCCTAATAGTTTAATCAGTGCAAGTTTGTATATCGATATTCCGGAACAGATCGCACAAGAAAAAGAACCAACTAAAGAATATAGTAATCAACCCGTACCAGGAGACATTACATTCTCAGCAGGATTAGTTGATGACCTTTGGCAGTCTAGTCATATTAACTATACACCAAAGACCGGAGATTGCATTTTCTTTCCAGGCAACATACGTCATGCTGTGTATCCTTTTAAAAGCGATGTTACACGGATAACAATGAGTTTTAATATTGCTCAATTTGGATTTGTTAAAAAAGAAGATAATAAACCAGCACCTTATAAAATGTGGATAAACGATTATGACAATTAATGTATATTGGGCAAGAGCGATTGCACCAGGTAGTGGAGAACGCCATTTTATTTCACCATTGCGTTTCTCTGAACCTACATTCTTACATAAACATATTGATTATAAGGACTACTTAGGTCCAGCATTGTTACACTGTCCAGGCATGGTTGACGAAATGACCAAGACTGTTGTTATTAAGAGTCCTGTAACAGTGTCATTAGAATATCCAGATGATGGAAAATTAAAAGTACACGGACAAGATCCAGAGTTTGGAAGTATATTTTTCGGACAGCCACAAGGCAAGAACGGAATACATCAACTAGGGTTTGGATATATTTTCTTTGCAGATAAACCTTTGATGGCAACTAACTTACCTGCTTATTATGATATTAATGGCTACACTGAAAACGTTCAAGCATTGTGTGGCAGTTATGATATTGGAAGGTGGCTACGTCCAGGTGTAAGACCTCTCTTTCAAATGAAGCCAGGTAAAGATAGAGTTGATATTCGAGAGGGAGATGCTTTAATGTATGTTAAGTTTAACACAGACGAAAAGATTAACTTTATTGAATTTGATTCAAAAGAATTAGATGACATGGGATTTCATAGTCCTGTTACTGCTTGTATTAGTTTAAAAAACCAACTTCCGCCGACGCCTTTATGGAAGTGTTACGAGTATTTTGATAATGCTCGTATGCGTCAAAAAGTATTAAAAATTGTAAAGAGGAATAAAGTATAATGTTAAGAAAAATGTTAAATGGTGAAGAACATTTAATTGCAAACGATCCTGTTCGACCACATATTCCAGTAACTGATCGAGTTAAAAACGGACGTGAAGTATATGTTTTAGAAAACGAAAACAAAGAGATTGACGCTGTCTTATGTATAGCGTATACTAGTGATGTACCTACAAACGAAAAAGATATGGAAGATTTGTTACAGCCAGACGGTCCTGTAGCAGTTGCTTACACAGTTTGGAGTTACAGTAAAGGTTCAGGTAGAACTATTATTAACTTGGCTAGAGAACATATTAAAGAAAATAAAAATATCTTTCGCTTAGTAACCTTGAGTCCTTTAACAGAAATGGCTAGAACGTTTCATTTAAGGAACGGAGCATTATTTCTAAATAAGCATAAAGACTGTCAAAACTTTGAATATGAACTATAATAGTAAAGGATAAACATGAGAACAATATACGAAGAAAATTGCAAACTAACTTGCACAGACAAAGACCAAGTTGTTGAAGCAGTAGTAATGCAATACACACCTAAAGATTATTTGACAGTAGTGCTTGCAACAAATAAAATTCATATGAAATGGAATGGTAAGTTATTCGTAGGTAATGCCGCCGGTTTAGAATTTACTTCATCTGGACCAAATGAAATTAATGTTAAGGAGGGAAGATACTAATGCCTAATTTAGTACCAATTGTTGTAGAACGTGAAGCAAAAGGAGAACGTTCGTATGATATTTTTAGTCGGTTATTAAAAGATCGAATTATTATGCTAGATACAGATGTTAATCAACATAGTGCTAGTCTTATTGTTTCACAATTATTATTTTTAGAAAGTGAAAACCAAACAAAGCCTATTAGTTTTTATATTAATAGTCCTGGAGGTAGTGTAACAGCAGGTATGAGTATCTATGATACTATGCAGTTTATTAAATCTCCTGTACATACTATTGTAATGGGACAAGCGGCTAGTATGGGGTCATTGTTAGCGTGTGCCGGTGAACCAGGTAAACGTAAAATCTTGCCTAATGCTAGACATATGATTCACCAACCATTAGGTGGTATGCAAGGACAAGCAAGCGATGTTGAAATCCAAGCAAAAGAACTTGTACGTTGGAAGAAAGTGTTAACAGAAATCTATGTTGAACACACAGGCAAAGATTATGCTACATTAGAACACGATATGGATCGTGATAACTTTATGACAGCAAAAGAAGCAGTTGAATACGGCTTAGCAGACACAGTAGTTACAAAGCGTGGATAAATTTTGCGACCATACATTTGCATTGTTTGATCACGAGTTTGCTGATCATGCAAGTCATATGTGTATGATTAAAGATCATGCACGATGTATGGGTTTCTTTGAACAGATTAAAAAGTATTGTAAAGGTAAGCGTGTAGTTGACTTTGGCGCCGGAACAGGAGTACTAGGTGTTTATGCATCTATGTGTGGTGCTACTGAAGTATGGTTTGTAGAGAACCAAATTAACTTACATGAAACTATTCACCAAGTGTGTGAAGCAAATAATATTACTAATTTTAAAATAATTGATGATGTAAATGCATTGCCTACACACTACTTTGATGTTTGTTTAAGTGAAACACTCGGAGATGTTGGTATTGAAAGAAACTTTACTAGAATCTTCAGCGACCTTATTGCTCGCAATCCTGGGTGTATTGCTATTCCAGATAATATTAATTTATACTATAGCACGTTATATCTAGATGAAGTTGATAAAGAACTAGAATATATTAAAAAGTTTCCGGTCAATCTTAAAATAGATATGCTTTATCCATTGCCTGGATTAAGACCTACTAGACTAGATAGTAAAAACTTAGAGTATCAAACGGAATTGTTTAGTTTAAATTTAAAAGATTATCCTAAGGTACCAGATCTTAGAAAAATTATAGAAGTTCCTAGACCATCCGGACATAACTTTATGGTATTTCATTGGAAGGCATTTTGTGAAGGTAAAGAATTTGTAAGCAATACTCCAGAAAGAACTTCTAATAATTTTAATCATTGGTGTCAATTAGGATTCCATATCCCTAAAGATAAAACGTTAGGGGTTAAGTACGATATTCAACAAGGTCCGTTTGTATTATGTGGAAATCCACATACAGATTTTATTAACAATCCTAGAGAATATGACGAGAAGTATTATGTTCCTAGTCCAGATCAATTTGTACAAGAACCAACAAAGAACAATAGTGTAATCAAATGGACTCTATAATCGATTTTAATGGAAGTAAAAACTTAGCCGAACTTAGTCCTGCACATAAAAAAGGATTACATGATCTCGTAGACTTTCACGAATATATAAAGTACTGTCATGAGTATAAAAACAAAGAAAATTTTACCTGTGGTCCATTTCAAAACAGTATTGAATGGGAATTGTTAGGTGATAATGGTACAACATACTATATTAATGAATATGGATTTAGAGGCGAATGGCCTGTTTTCAAAAAAGACAAAAAGATTGCAGTGTTTGGAGACAGTTGCACATTTGGCGTAGGTGTAGACCAAGATGATATTTACACTAAAAAGTTAGAAAAATATTTTCCAGACCATGCTATTTTTAATTTTGGCATGGTTGGCAGTAGTATAGACAATATTGTAAAATGTTACAGTGTTGCAGAAAGATTAATAGGATTTGACAAAGCATTATTTTTCTTGCCAGACTACAGTAGATTTTGTTGGCCTAAGTACGACAATGAATGGAAACACTCTAATATAATTCTTGGGCCAGGACTTGATGTAAGCAATAAAGATCATATGGAATATATTCGAAACTATTGGGACGAACTAGAAGTACATAGAGCAATAAATTATTTAAATTGGCTAAATGATATATCAAATATCAATGACAGTATTATTAGCGTTTGGAGTTGGAGTAGAGCAACAAACGACATTATAAGACAAGTACTACCAAAAGAATCGGTTGCATTAATTGATCCAGAACAAGTTGAAATTGATCACGCAAGAGATCATCAACATCCAGGTCCAAAAAGTCATGAAGCGATTGCAGATTATTGGTGGGAACAGTTAGTTTTATCTTAATTGGAGATTATAATGAGTGGTAAAGGTGATAAAAGGAGAAAAGGTGCAGATGACAACAAATACAGAGACGGCTGGGATCGAATCTTTGGAAACAAAGATCGCCGAAATGAAGGGGATTCCAAAACTGGAAGACCTACAGATGATTCTAAAAGAAAATAAAGTAAAAGTAACATTTACGAAACTTGACGGTGATGAACGAATTATGGATTGTACTAAATCTTTTGATATTATACCTCAAGAACATCATCCAAAAACAGACAAGCAACCTAAAGAAGGAACTGTAACTGTTTGGGACGTAAATGCAAATGGTTGGCGTTCATTTAAGTATGATCGTGTCAAATCTATTGAGGTATTAAAAGTAGAGGAATAATTAAAATTATGCATCACCAAACAGATACATTACATGAAAGCGAGTATTTTCAAATATTTCCAACGTGTATTGGAATGTACAAATTGGACGGCTATCATCCTGCAGAAGAAAAGAAAGTTAAAGGACTTATTGAAAAAGATCAGCCTGAAACTAAAAACTTCTTAGATGATAATCGATTGCTTATACTTAAAGGACATATTAATGATTGCATCAAAGCATATTCGAACGAGTACGGTGTTAATTATTATGAAATAAAAGATTCGTGGTACGTAAAGGTACCGAACGGACAATCAATTGATCCTATAGCATATCCGGAAGAAACTTATATTGGTTATTATTTCCCAAATGCACACGATCAAGGTTCTAGTTTATTTCTAGATAGTCCTTATGATACAATCTATCAAGTTCCAAAAGAGAAAAGTGTCAGTGTTTATACAGCAAGAAACGAAAAGATCATTATTGATAAAAATCGTTTAGTTATGACTCCGGCACACTTGACTAGGTATTTTACCAAAAATACTAAAGAAGATATGGACATGATTGTATTCAATGTTAAGCCTTGTAGAATTGGTTAACCACAAGGTTGACTTTAAGATTAAATTCTAGTATAATATATTTGTTGAGTGAGAGAAGTTTCTCGTTCAATCTTTGAGTAAATTGTTAAAATAAGGAGAAGTCAATGACTACTAAAACAACTACAATTCAAGAAAGAGTACTAACTGCCCTAGAAAATGGTAGAGGACTAACAGCGTCTGAAATCAAAGGCAAATTTGGTGCAGGTAACCCAGGTGCAGTAATTCAAGCACTACGCTTTGCTGGTCATCCAGTGTTTCTAAACACTAGAAAGAACAACAAAGGACAAATGGTATCACGTTACGTAATGGGTACTAAGGCTCCAAGAAAAGTAATTGGTGCTGGTTACAAAGCACTTGCAAAAGGTTTATTAGACAACTAATAACTTAGGCATTTTTTTCTTTCAAAATAGGCGGCTTTATGTCGCCTATTTTTTTCTCTACCAAATCGTCAAATAACAGTTGACTTCTAAAGCATAATTAGTTATAATAGTAACATACGTATTACGCACTCGTAGTTCAGTTGGATAGAACGCAGGTTTGCGGAACCTGAGGCCAGGAGTTCGAATCTCTTCGAGTGCGCCAAAAAGTTTATTAGCATAGGTGACAGTTATGACATACCCCAAAAAGACAGGTGAACACTCTTGGACAGTCCGAGTTCAAGAAGATGGTAAAACAAAAGAATTGTATTTAGAACTTCCCCCAGAAGCATTGTCCCAAGTGGGTTGGGACATTGGTGATACAGTACTCTGGGAAGAACTTGATAACGGCAATTGGAGTATAAGGAAGAAAGATGTTTAAATCAGATACAATGTATACAAATCGTTATTCAGATTCCTATATGTGGGAAGCAGTTAACGAGAACACATATAAATTTGTTATGGACGACAAAGTAATGAAGTGGTGTAGATTCGGTGCTCACAAAGGTCAAGACAATGTAGACACTTCTAACTTGGGGATGTTTGATCCAAGCGGCGGTCCGTATGTATGTTTAGGTATGGAAATTGATGGCAAACCTATTACACGAATCTACTCAGAGACTGGTGCATTTTATGTCGAGTGTAAAGATTTTGTTCAACCAGGACAGGATTGTCAAGTATGAAAATTGGACTTAGCCTGTCACGTTGTATGCGTGATATTTTAGAAGAACGTGTATACATCGACGATGTGTTAGTAATTGTTGCCCGCACAGATGTAGATCCTAACAATGACAGCCACTGGAAACAGATTTGGGAAGGTTATTTGCACGGTGGCCTAAGCAATCCTGAATGGGCAGGCCTAGAAGATCACGAACAAGAGATGCGTGAAATTCTAATTGACTTGTATGAAGATGGCAAACTGCATCAGCCTCGTCAGTTTGGTGCTCATCCTCGACGTATGCCTTACTATTGGCTAGAGTGCTTTGTACCTGAAAACGAAATGACTCCTGCACAGCAAAAAGCATGGGACAATTATAAATTGATTACGGAGTTATCATGACATTACCAATTGAACGCACAAATGCGGTGCTAAATGTAGAACGATTCCTAATGGACTTGCGAGATCCTAAGAAGTATCCACGGGTACCGCGAGCAGTTAGAGAAGAAGCAGGTAGGTTGTTAAGACACTACCCCTCCAAATACAATATGGCATATATTAAAGACAGTTTCGAAGAGGTAGATTATGAAAATTAAGATTGGACCATGTCCCAACAGATGGATGAGCAACATTCATACACGCTACATGAACAAGAAATATGGCTACGTAGATTGGCCAGTGTATGGTTCAAGTAAAGGTTTAGGTCCAGGCAAATATCAACCGTTTAAAGAAGCGTTCTTGGAAAAACTGGAAGATATTTTGCAGACTATCTACAACTGCACTATTAATCTATTCCTTGACAGGAGAGTGCAAAAGGTAAAGGTACATATTGATCGTTGGGATACTTGGAGTATGGACTATACTCTTGCTCCTATTATCTTGCCCATGCTCAAGCAGTTGAAAGAAACCAAACATGGTGCTCCCTATGTTGATCCTAAGGATGTTCCTAAAGAACTACATCCTAAGAAGCAGACCAAGAAGCAAAAGGACAACGGCGAAACTGACAGCACACACTTTGAACGCTGGGACTGGGTGCTGGACGAAATGATATACGCATTTGATTGTAAAGCAAACAAAGACGATGTGTATATGCGTTTTGAAGATAAAGAAGAAATGAAAGCAGAACAAGAACGTATTTCAAATGGCTTCCGACTTTTTGGCAAGTATTACGAAAGTTTGTGGGATTAGAATATCGTTAGGATTTTGGTAAAAAATCGCTTGACCTTTTATGTAAATGATAGTATTATATATACAATAACAGAAAGGCGTTATGATAGAAAAACAATTCAAGAAAGCAGTTATAGTAATAACAATACTATTAGTAGGACTATTCTTCGGACTAGTAACTACGAGCAAGGCAGATGAAGTATTACCAAAGTCTAAGCCATTACACGTTAAAGTGCAAGGCTGGGCAGAACAAGAATGGAATGATATAAAACAGTATCAAACTAACTCTTGGGAAGATAGTAAGGCGCAACTGTCTAGAAATAAGGATCAACTTATTAGCATTTGGAATAAACTTACTAATAATTAGGCCAAAGAGAGGGCAACATGAGAACACAACCACAAGACATTATCTTTAAATTAGAAGCAGACAACAGTCGCTTAGGCAAAGAAGCAATCCTAAAAGAAGCACATGATGAAGGACTTCCAGAGTTCTTTGAAGGCGTTACTATGGCACTTGATCCACTTGTTACATTTGGAGTAAAACAAGTTCCAGAGCGTAATAATGTTATTAGTGGGCAAGGACTTGCTTGGCCTGTGTTTAAAGAACTAGCAGATAAACTTATTAACCGAGAACTAACTGGCCACGCGGCTCGTGATGCTATTGAACTAGCAATGGGAGTAGCAACTGATGAGCAATGGAATGGATTTTATCGTAGAATCCTTATTAAAGATTTACGATGCGGTGTAAGTGAAAAGACTGTAAACAAAGTAGTACCAGGTTGTGTTCCTGTGTTCACTTGTCAACTTGCACACGACAGCGCCAATCACGAAAAGAAGATGGTAGGCAAAAAACAAATCGAAGTTAAACTTGATGGTGTTAGAGTTCTTGCAGTATGTAAGAATGGTAAAGTAGAAACGTTTAGTCGTAATGGTAAACAGTTTCATAACTTTGGACACATCATTGAAGAAATTGAAACAGTATTAAAGAATAACCCTTCACCATATGATTTGGTATTAGACGGTGAAGTAATGAGTGCTAACTTCCAAGACCTTATGAAACAGGTACACAGAAAGAGTGGCGGCGATGCCACAGATGCAGTTCTGCATTTATTCGATATGTGCCCTTTGGATAAGTTTTTGGCAGGCGGTTGGGACAAGCCACAATCGTTTAGAAGTCAAGCAGTTAAGGCTTGGGCAGAACAGCACAGTAGCGTTTTAAAGCACGTACAAGCGTTGGACTGGGAAGATGTAGACCTAAGTACTCCTGAAGGTGAAAAACGCTTTGTAGACCTAAATAAAGCGGCTGTAGACGGTGGTTACGAAGGAGTTATGATTAAGGACACTGATGCTCCTTATGAATGTAAACGATCTCATGCATGGTTAAAGATGAAGCCATTTATTGAGGTAACATTGGAGGTTAAAGATGTCGAAGAAGGAACAGGTAGGAATATTGGTAAACTTGGTGCGCTCGTTTGTGAAGGACTTGATGACGGAAGAAGTATCAAAGTTAATGTTGGCAGTGGGTTCAGTGATAGCGATCGTGATACTTACTGGACTGGGCGCAGTAGCCTTGTTGGAAATCTTGTTGAAGTAAGAGCAGATGCTATTACACAAAACCAAGACGGAACTTATAGTTTACGTTTTCCACGATTTAAAACGTTCAGGGGCTTTGAAGTTGGCGAAAAGATTTAGTTCAAAGCCATTTTTACTTGACTTTTGTAAAAATTAATATATAATATACAAAACTTCAGGAGATTGAGAATGGCATTAGCCACACCGCGAAAAAAGAAAAAAGTTATTGCTCGACGAGTAAAGAGTACATCAGGCGAACCTAAATGGGAAGAATGGCAGAAACTTACTCCTGAACAATATGGTCGATTAATTACATCGTCAATGGATTATTATAGATTAGAAAACAAATCCTCAGACTATAAAATTTGGGCTATTGAATATTGTAAGCAAACAGACAAGTGGAAACCATATGCTGAGAAGTTTTCTAAGATACCAGATGGACGTTGGACTTCAGTAGTGGGGTCATTGTGCCGTCAAGCACTCATTGGTCGTCCTAATGTTAATGAAGAATACAACAAATACTGGGAAAGCCTGGCAGGCACAATGGGCACTCCGAGACCATTAGATGTAAGTATTGATAAATTCCTCGAAGATTACAAATATTCAGCAGACGCTATTGTAAGAGAAGAAGAAGAAAAAAGAAAAGAAGAAGCCAAGAAGGGCGAGGTATATAAGCCTTCAATCCAAGATAGAATATACGAGCAAGCAATTCTTATGGATGAGAAAGTTGGCGAATGGCTTGATACATGGGTTGACGATACACTAGCATTTAATCCAAAAGGATTTGATTTTAAAAAGCATTTCTATGACTTACAAGTTACACAAGCACACGCTAGAAAACTTAAAGGATTTTACGAATCAGAACTAGCAGAACTACAAGAAGTATTAGATCCACCTAAGTTGCCTAAAGATGCAACTGAACGAGATATTGATTATGCAACACAACTTAAAGAAGGATACTCTCTTTGGAAGAAGTCTGAAATTAAAAAGAAAGTGCAAGCATTAGAATATTATATGGGTGCGTTAGATCTAGTTATTGATACTGCTAAAGCAAAACGTAAACCACGTAAAGCAGTGCCTAAAAGCAAAGAAAAACTAGTTGCTAAATTAAAGTTTGCTGTAAGTGATAACAAATTCCAACTAGCAAGTATTAATCCTACTGAAGTAATTGGTTGTAATGAATTATGGATATTCAATATTAAAACACGTAAGATAGGAAAATATGTTGCAAATGTAATTGATCCATTAGGAGCCGAACGAGACGGATCCGGACTGAGTGTAAAAGGTACAACTATTACCGGATTTAACGAGGAAAAAAGTATACAAAAAACATTGCGTAAGCCTGAAGAGAAACTTAAAGAATTTAAAGAATCAGGTAAACGTAAATTAGAAAAATTCCTTGACGAAATCAATGCTGTAGACATCAAACTTAATGGTCGAATAAATGCCGATACTATACTTCTCAAAGCAGTTAGATAAATAGTATTATGCAATACAACGACATTGACCAAAACGAAATTAATAAGATCAAGCAAGGACTTCAAGAACTAGGTAATAGTATTGAAGCCATTGCTCATCGTACGGTTCCAGTTCAAAAAATTGAGGATCGACAACTTACAGGTAACGCTATTCAAGGCGGTAAGATTACACAATTCCGCAGTACAGGTATTACTGATCAAGCAAATAGAACAGTACTACTAGTTGATAATGGTGGAATTACTGTTGATAATATTGATGCAAAAACTATTACAGGTGACACTACTGTAACAGGTGCACTAACTGTTGATGGACATTTGTCTTGTAGCAGTTTACACGTTGATGAACTAACAGCAGACATTAGACAGGAAAGAAGTGATTCACTTACTTTCACAAGTAACAATGGTGACACTCCTGTTTCAAAAGGTTTAAAATGGCAGGGAAAAGACACAACTAAACAGTTCATTTACCAAGTTAATCCAGATAGGCTTTATAGTACTGAGACAATCGATCTTCATAGAGAAAAAAGTTTCTCGATTGACAATGTTCCTGTTCTTAGTGCAAATTCTTTAGGCGAAACTATTACTAATTCTAAACTGAGAACTGTTGGAAGACTACAAAATCTTACAGCAGATGGCGACTTAAACATTGACGACTTTGTATTTTGGGATAGTGGTTCAATGCGTCTTTCTATTGGTAAAGAAGCACCAAATGGACAGTTAAGTATTAGTAGTGAAAGAGCAGAATTTATTGTTGACCCTCAGGGCGAAACAGTTACTCTTGGTACATATAGTACAAGCGAACTTAAAATTGTAACAGATAATACAGACAGAATTACTATTTCCCCATATGGACATATTACTATTGGTTCATCAGGAAACATTAATTCAAAAATTTCTATGTATGGAAACGTAGGTATAGGAGTTAAAAATCCGTCAGAGCAATTTGAAGTAGCAGGTTCGATACGTTTCGAAGGTAAGAAATTTGCAACCGGAACTGAAGCACCGCAAAGCGGATTGTGGAGGAAAGGTGATATAATTTGGAACAACAATCCTATTCCAAAAGGATGGATTGGATGGATTTGTATCCGCGAAGGTTCTCCAGGAGAATGGAAACCTTTCGGTCATATTGAGGGCTAAAAATGAAAAACAAATTGGGATTCCATGTTACCATCTGGGCATGGCTTGGAAGGGTGGCTCCACTTACAGCATTATTTGCACTAGGACTTGAACTCTTATATCAACCAACAGGGTTTTTAGAGTATATAGTTATCGGAGTAGCAATATCATTTGGCGTTACTGCTTTTATTTGGTGGTGGTGGGTAATTTATGCTGTTAAAGATCTCAATATTATGTTACAATCTGCAACAGATAGATTTGAGACAGTAATTGTTGAAATTAAAAAAGTACAAAAAGAAATTTCTAAATCTAAAAAATAATAATTCTTAAGTGTAATACGGTATATATCTAGTATTGCCGTTAATAGTAACTTCCATAAATCCACTCGGTGTCGTTGTATTTGTAGGAAGACCGGTTACAGTCTGAATTGTAATAGTATCTGTTATAGCATTACCAATAAATGTATTACCCTGGAATGTTGCGTTGCCGGTAACAGTTAAGTTATCGTCAATGGTAACAGTTCCATCTGTACTGTCAATAGTTAAGTTACCTGAAGATGTATTAATTTCATTAAGTCCTGCAACACCAACTTGTATATTTCCTAGTGTTGAATTTCCACCATTAACTGATCCAGTTGTTGCAATAGTTCCAGAACCAGCATCAACTCCGCCAACTACTATTGCGTTAGTAGTAGTTGCTCCGTTATTTGTAATAGCATCTAGAGTTAAACTGTTTGTATCAACTTGCTTACAATATACTTCCCAAGCACTAGTATGTGTTCTGTAGAACATAAATTCAAATACATTAACAGCATTTACAGTTCCGCTCACTGCACCAAGGTTTACAAATGCTTGTGCTACACCATTAATCTCAATACTTGGAACAAAAGCAGTTCCACCTTGGTTAATAAAGATTCTAATAATACGTAATTTTTGTGTACTAGTGTCAAGATTAGTAATATTTGCAACTAGTGGACCACTTGGTTGATTCCAGTATACATTTTCAGTTGAACTAACATCGATCGCATAAGTTCCTGTTGTTACGTTTGTATACTCTTGATTATACTGAATACCAGGAGAGGCTCTAAATTCTTTTTCTAGAATTACCGGACTAGCAATACTAAATGGTTGTGCCGCATTAGGACTATTAACAAGTTTACCGTTTGTGTCTACCCCTACTCCGCCGTTTAATGCAATAGATGTGCCGTCTATAGTAATAGCACCAGTACCAGTAATATCAATAGAGGACCCGTCTATAGTAATAGCACCAGTACCGTTAATATCAATACTAGTATCAGATGCAATAGTTAATATACCTGTTTTATTTGTGTCTGCATTTACTTCACCAACAATTTGATTGTTTGCTACATCAACAAGTAATGTTGTCGTATCCGTTCCGTATACAGGAGATTGTACAGAGAAGTCTGTAATGGCACCGCCAGTGATTGTGCCTATCTGATCTGTAAAGTTACTTGCTTCTAGATTAGCAGTAGTTACTTGACTGTTGTTTACATCGCCATTTACAATACCATTATTGTTGATTACTGTAGTTGAGTCTGGACCGTATACTGAACCTGTCAAGTCTCCTACAAATCCAGCAGTACCAAAGATAACTGTGTTTACTGGTGAATTAATATTAATACCACCTGTGGCTTGAAGTGTTAATTCGTTGCCCGATACGATTTCAGCATTGTTAGTTGTAGCAATTTCTAAGTCTGTAGAATCTGTTTCAAGTAATGTTGTTGCTACTAAACTAATGTTAGGAGCCGTCGCAGTAAATGTAGTATTAGGCTTGTTAATGTTAGCATCAACAGTACCGTAGACGATTCCGTTAATTGCATCAACAAGTAGAGTACTGTCATCTGAATATAGCGAGCCAGTTAGGTCACCATCAAATGTTCCTTGCAGATGTCCGTGGAATGTATTAGCATACACATTGTCATATGGCTCACTGCCTCTACCAATATCATTTAAACCTAACGGTGCTAAGTCTCTTGTCCATACTGTACCAACAGCAGTGTCAGTTCTAATTACAGGATTTTCTGTAATCTCAAGAATTTCGTAAAATGCTTGAAATTCTAATGTGATAGTTCCGGTATTGCCAGCAACAGCATACACAACTCTATATTGTGAAGAACTAGCAACATCATTATACATATTGCTAACTTCATATGGAATACCACCAATACCTGAAACTGTATCAAGCGTATCCCAAGTTACTCCGTTAAATCTTTGTATGCTAGTCGAAACTGAAGTTGCACTAGTTCCACTATCTAACTGATGTCCTACTGTATAATGTAAGATACCAGGAGCGTTCTGAGCCGTAAATGTAAATGTTTTTGTTACAGTATTTGTTGTAATTTCTCTTTCAGCAACAGCAAGACGCAATGGTTGATCTATTAAGCCTGTTCCAATAAATTCTATACTAGGAGATTGAAACCCGTCTGATGTAGCACTAGTAACATTACCAATTTCAATATTTTCAATATACAGTTTGTTAGTTGTAATTGAATTACGAGTTGATACTGTATGTAATGTATCTGTTTCAGCAACAGCGAAACTTCCAATTTCAATTTCGTTTGCATTTTTTCTAACAAGGGTAATACCACCTGTTGCAGATAATTCAACATGGGTTGTATTTGAATTAATATCAGTTAGTTCAATATTAGTTGTTCCTGGTGGAACATCTAAAGTGTAATCAACATTGATCTGCATAAGATCAGATCCTGATGTTGTTGTTACTGAACCACCTTGATCTGGAGTATCGTGACTTCCATAATAAAATGTAGTTGGTGCACTATCATTTAATTCAATTTTAACCTTACGATTTGTTGTAGAAGTAAAATTTAATTTGTAATCTGCTTTTGATACTTGTGCATCATCAATTAAATATGTAACACCTGTAGTATATTCTTGGCCACTAATTGCACCAGACACTGCACCATCTGGGGTATTACTAAAAACTAACGGATGATTGTACCCACCGTATCCTGCATTCGATGTATCTGATTGATCGAAAATATATGTTTGTCCTTTTGTAAGAACAACTGAATCCTTTTCAACACCACCAATGTAGTAGTTTCCTTGCGGTTTAGCGTCATCAGTAGCAAAGCCAACTGTAACCGCAACAGTGCCTCCCGGCGCTACACCTGGAACGTTCCAACTTACTCCATCACTCCTGCGAACATTTAAACTATCAGTAACGCTGTCTGCTTCTAGCGTCTGCTCAAGAGTCGACCCGTCAGGTGAGTAAAGTTTTATAAATCTAAAAAAGTCATGTATTGCAGTTGATGGCATACCAGTATTAATCCTCTTAACTACTGTATTTATTAAATATCTGTATGTTAATCATTGGTAACGGAGAGAGCCGTAAAGGCATCGACTTAGAACAGTATAAGTGTGAAAAGATAGGCTGTAATGCTATTTTTCGTCAGCACAAAGTACGACATATTGTCTGCTTAGACCGTAGAATGGCACAAGAAGCAGTAAAAAATATGGTAAACCTCAAATCAGGCATTTGGACAAGGCCTGATTGGCATCACGAATTTAAAGGCAAACACAATGTTAATGCAGTTCCAAGTCTTTGGTATTCACCAGAAACTAAAGCAGACGAAGCATTCCATTGGGGGAGTGGTCCATTTGCAATATACCTTGGACTGTACTTTTATAAAAAAGAACCACTAGATATTATTGGGTTTGATTTATACAGTAAAGATAGTCAAATTAATAACATCTTTAAAGGAACACGTAACTATGAATCTGCAGATTCTAAAGCAGTTGATCCAAGATTCTGGGTACATCAAATTGCAAAACTAATTGAGAAATTTAGTGATCGAACTTTTAGATTTTATAACACTCCTGATTGGGAGTTACCAGATAGTTGGAATAAACCAAATGTACAAAAATTAAATTTATCAGAGTTAGACAAAAATGTATAATCAAGAAAACTTATCATTATTTCCTACGCTTGTAAGTGCTTTCGATTTATCAGAGCATAGTGAAATTAAAAAGTGTTTAGAACTTATTGAAAATTATGAAATTGGCGATCATGCACTAATAATGAAAGGCAAAAGCAGTTTCATTAAGGGTGACGAAGAATTTCTGTTTAACGAAAATCTTAAAAAATTAAGAACCGACATTCAAAACTGTATTGACTTGTACTGTCAAACAGCAGGTCTTGAAGAAAGTATTTTAGGTACTAGTTGGTTTAATGTATTAGGCAAAGACGGACAAGTTGACAAACACAGGCACGAAGGTAGTGTAGTTAGTGGTGCATTTTATCCATATGTAGATGAAGATAGTTGTCCATTAATTTTTGAATCACCATTACGTCCATTAAGAATGAATGATGTATTTGAACAGCAAAATCCTTACAGCAGTTATTTTGCAAGTTGTAGGCCTCGTACTGGGTTATTATTAATCTTTCCAAGTTGGTTAGAACATAGAACCGATCCAAATCCGTCTGAAAAAAGAATTACTGTTAGTTTTAATACTATGCGTAAAAAACTGATTCCTTTAGTAGCCGCCAAAATGCATCATTATGGACATTTACCGGTTGACAAAGAAGATTAAATCTAGTATAATTAACAGTATTAATAAAGGACTTGGCGTCAACCCTTCTAATTCTGCCGCCATTATTAAAGTATAGGAGATAATAATGGGAAAACATTACAGTACAAAACATTACGGACACAACATTGGCTTATCGGCAGTCTTTAGACAACCAAATGCAGATCATTCACACTGTCATCTGTTACATGGTTACAGTCTAGCATTTACATTTACATTTGGATGTGATGAACTAGATAATAAAAACTGGGCAGTAGACTTTGGAGGATTAAAACCTTTGAAGGCTTGGTTAGAAGATAACTTCGATCATAAACTAGCACTAGACAAAGCAGATCCACACTTAGATAAGTTTAAAGAACTTGAAGCATTGGACCTTGCAGAGATTAGAATCTTTGATGGTGTTGGTGCAGAGAAGTTTGCCGAACACGCATTTAATTTTGCAGACAAACTTATACGTGAAGCAACAGACAATCGTTGTTATTGCGTACGAGTCGAGTGTGCAGAACACGGAGCCAATTCGGCAATCTACGAGGGTTAAGTGAAAAATTATGTTGTTTGCCTTAAATGGGGCAACAAATACAATATAGATTATGTAAACACACTAGCACGTATGGTAGCAAGACATACTACAATACCATACGAGTTTGTGTGCTTTACTGATAACAGTGCAGGAGTAGATGCGAACATTCGTACTATTCCTCTACCTAAACTTCCTGTGAATGGTTGGTGGTATAAACCTTATTTCTTTTCAACACAACTGCCTATTAATGGTAATATACTATATTTCGATTTAGATGTTATTATTTTTGACAACATAGATAAGTTGTTTACATACCAACCAGATAAATTTTGCATTATTAGAGACTTTAATAGACACTTAAGATCAGATTGGAGCAAGATGAACTCTAGTGTTTTTAGATTAGTTACTGGAATGCAACGTCAAGTATGGGAAGACTTTCAACAACAAGATTATATCGCAACTAAGCGAATGCATGGAGACCAAGATTGGATCTACAGTAAGGTGAAAAAGGATTGGTGTTTTTGGCCAGACGAATGGATACAAAGTTACAAATGGGAGATGCGAGGCAAGCCTACAATGGCAAGAGATGGTAACGGAGTAAGAAACTTTGTTACTCCGGGTATGCCTAAGATAATTCCAGATTGTAGTGTAGCAGTGTTCCACGGAGAACCTCATCCACATAACTGTATTGATCCATGGTGTAAAGAAAAATGGAAATAGAATTTAAAATTAAAGTAGATACAGAAAAAGAAAACGATCTTGAGATGGTTGAAGATATCATATTTCAACTACAAAATATTCAAGTTTTACTTGAACAAAAAAGACAGATAAAACCTAGAAACAATAATAGAAAAGGATAGTATGAAAGTAGGAATTACATTTTCATCGTTTGATCTGTTTCATAGTGGCCATGTTGCTATGCTTAAAGAAGCACGAGCAAATTGTGACTACCTAATGGTTGGACTACAAACAGATCCTACAATAGATAGGCCTGAAAAGAATAAACCAATCCAAAGTGTTTTTGAAAGATATGTTCAACTTGAAGGATGTAAGTATATTGATGAGATTATTCCTTATGCTACTGAACAAGATCTTTTAGACATACTGTTAACATACAAGATTGATATAAGATTTATTGGTGAAGAATATAAGCCAAACGACTATACAGGCAAACAGTTATGCATTGACAAAGGTATTGAACTATACTATAATAAGCGACAACATTCATTTAGTACAAGTGGATTACGCAAACGAATTGAAAATGTAAAAAATGGTTAATAGATTTATATTTGATGTAGACGGAACACTTACACCAAGCCGACAAGGTATTGACGCTGACTTCCAACGGTGGTTTTTAGAGTTTACCTATTCAAATTATGTGTACCTTATTACTGGAAGTGATTACCCTAAAACAGTTGAGCAAGTAGGCAAAACTATTTGTGAGAATGTTGAAAGGGTATATAACTGTTCTGGTAGTGATGTTTGGGAACGCGGTAAGAACATCCTTTCTACCGACTGGACACTTCCGGAAGAAGCACAAGATTACTTAACTGATCATCTAACTGCAAGTGAATTTCCATTAAGAACAGGATTGCACTTCGAACACCGCCCAGGTATGTGTAACTTTAGTGTTGTGGGTCGTAATGCTACACTAGGTGAACGCAAACTGTATGTTGAATGGGATTCAAAAAAAGAAGAACGCAGTTACATTGCAAGCAAATTTAATGTAGCCTTTCCAAATCTACAAGCAGTAGTAGGCGGAGAAACTGGAATAGATATTTTTGAAAAGGGAAATAACAAAAGCCAAATTGTAAAAGATTTTGATCCAAAAAATGATATCTTACACTTCTTTGGTGATGCAATGTTTAAGAATGGTAACGACTATCCGTTAAAGAAAGAAATTATTGACAAAGACTTAGGTTTCTGTTATAATATAAAAGACTATAAAGAAACTTGGAAAATATTAAAAGATGAATTTGACTGGAAAATATAACCGTATAGGCTTTGCTTGCAAATATATGCATCAGGACCAAACGCAGAAGAAGAAACTACTAGAAGAAATTCAGCGTCCGCTGAACACTAAGTCAACTACAGTTCGTTGGCTTAACAATCAAACCCGTGATGTTGCTGAACAGCGACTATGGGACATTATGGTACATAACATACAGTCCTATTACAACCTTATAGAATATGTTGGGAGTTTACCACATGAATTACGAATGGTTCGACTTGGAAGTGATGTCCTTCCTGTATACACTCAGTCTGATTGGTGCTATTTTTGGAAACGTCCTTCTGTGGTCGCTTATTGTGAGCGTGAATTTGCAAGAGTCGGAGCCCTCGCTAAAGCAAATGATGTTAGGCTTAGTATGCATCCTGGTCAGTTTACTGTACTTGCTAGTGACAACGAAGATATTGTAAATAGAAGTATAGAGGAGTTTGAATATCATGTGGACATTATTCGGTGGATGGGTTACGGTAAAAATTGGCAAGACTTCAAATGTAACGTCCACATCTCAGGCAGACAAGGTCCAGCCGGTATCATCAACGTCCTTCCAAGATTGTCTCCAGAAGCACGAAACTGTATTACTATTGAGAACGACGAAATGTCGTGGGGCATCGACGCCAGTCTGGAACTTGCCAACCACGTCGCACTCGTTCTTGACATACACCACCACTGGGTCGCTAGTGGAGAATACATTCTACCAACCGACGATAGATTTAGTCGCATAGTAGATAGTTGGCGTGGTGTTCGTCCTGTCATTCATTATTCAGTATCACGTGAAGATCTGCTTATAGATCACGATCCTAATAAGAAGCCTACTATGGATATGTTATTATTAGAAGGCTACAAGAAACAAAAACTAAGAGCACATTCAGACTTTATGTGGAACAATGCGGTAAATGACTGGGCATTGTCATTCTGGGATTACGCAGATATTATGGTAGAGTCTAAATGCAAGAACCTTGCTAGTGCAAGACTATATAAACACTGGCTAAATACTGTATGCGATTTAAACAAATCAAAAATTGTGAACGAACACGCTCTCGAACTTGTCAGTGCGAAAGTATAAAGCAGTTGTCAGAATCTGACACGCCTGTAGTTGCTGTTGCGGACCTAGTCCACTCAGACGAAGTAAAAGGCAAAATACTCTTTATGCAAGGACCAGGCACAGCCACTCTTGTAAAGGGTCGAATAACTGGGTTAAGTGAAGGAGAGCATGGATTTCATATTCATGAATTTGGAGATCTATCCAAAGGTTGTGAAAGTGCGGGAGGTCATTACAATCCCGACAACGTGGAGCATGGCGATCTTAAATCAGGCCATGTCGGAGATCTAGGCAACATTACCGCAAACTCGAACGGGATCGCAGAGTTTACTATCAAAGCAGAACGCATTGATTTAATCGGTGAAAGAAGTGTTGTTGGCAGAGCAGTAGTAGTTCATAAAGATGAAGATGACCTCGGCAAGGGAGGAGATGAAGAATCGCTAAAAACCGGAAATGCCGGTGATAGACTTGCTTGTGGGATAATTACACTTACAAACGGAGAATAAAATGATTAGTTTTTTAAAGAAAATTTTTGGTATGGGTGAGGAAGATTCTCAACCTACTAAAATTTCCGACCATGTTGCTAAAAAAGAAGCACAGAAACAAGCAACAAAAGTACCTTCAAAGGCTGAGTTAAAAAAGTTAACAAAAGCCGGGTTGGAAGAGTTAGGCCGTGAAAACGGTGTTGAACTTGACAAGAGATTAACTAAAGATAAACTAGTTAATCAATTGCATAATCATATGAAAGGGAAATAATATGTTAGATAAATTTAAATCTTGGGTTTCAGATCGTTTCACAGAAAGAACTTCTTGGGACGGTGCGGCTTTAATTGCATTAGGTATTGTAGTACTAATTGCAAAACCTTTGGCAGGTTTACTAGCCTATGCGGCAATCGCATATGGTGCTTGGACTATTTGGAAGTCTGAATAATCTCGTCAATCGTAATCAAACTATCCACAGTTGTGTTCAATCTGCGTCTTTGTTCGACGCCTTTCTTTTGTGCAAATCGTTTAGGGTCGCAGTTTGGACACACGTGGTTATAAGAATTATCTAAACGTTTAGGATCTATTTTTCCTTTATCACGTTTAAATTCTTGGTGACAATCGTCACACTCAAATATCGCTATAGTTCGTTCACGCTTATACGGGTGTGTTTTACCCTTTTTAGATCGACGGATATAAAACTTTAATTCTTTTTCAATTCTTAAAAACATACGCAAATATTTATATAATTACATTCGGTTTGCAAAAATATTAATAAATACATTAGAAGAGGTAGTAGTATGCCAGACTTAGTTAAGATAACAGATTCCGCTAAAGAACAAATGGTGCAAATGCTAAAAGAACATAGCACACAAGCAGTTCGATTAGCAGTTAAAGGCGGTGGATGTGCTGGTTTTAAGTATGATTGGACACTAGATGATAGTATCGAATCAGGAGACGAAATTATAGATTTACCAAAAGGTAAGTTTATAATAGACGGAACTAGCGTTATGTACTTGGTAGGTAGTACTATTGATTACAAAAAAGAAGTATTTGGATCATACTTCTCAATTACAAACCCAGCATCAACGGCAAGTTGTGGTTGTGGTGAAAGCGTAGGATTTTAGGGGTCAATATGCCAAAAAAGATTATTAATATAGGTGTTGAGGGTAATGACGGAACTGGGGATAGTATCCGTGATGCATTTAGCAAAACAAATGAAAACTTTTCAGAACTGTATGCAGTGTTTGGACAAGGTGGAACAATCCGTTTTACAGCACTATCAGATACACCAGATGAATTAGGCGCAAATAAAATTCCAGTTTCGAATGATAGCGGTTCGGAACTATTAATGAAAAATGTTGTAGGTGGTCCAGGTATTTTAATTGATAACACCGACCCTAGCGAACTTGTTATTACAAATAGCGGTGGATCAATTAGTTCAGACTTACAACCTACAATCGGTAACTGGCTAAACGGTTCAGGAAACTACACCCTTGGTAACATTGGTCCTATATCAGACCAAGCGGCGGTTGACTTTAATACAACACATCCTGGATCAGATATTCAAGTACACGATCTTGTTCCTGATAAAAAATATAACGATATAGCATACCAACAAAAAGGTGTTGCAAACAGAATGCGTTCTGCTCCAGTAGATGCAACAGAGTACACTTTAACTATTGGTAGTTTTACTAACAATAATTTAATTGTTGTTGCTCATGGATACGATCATGGTGTTGACGGACAAGGTTTTAAATATCAAGTATCATCAGGCGGAACACCTGCAACTAACTTATTAGAGAATTCAACTTATTATGTACGTTATGTAAATGCAAATACATTAAGTGTACACCCGACACCAGCAGATGCTATTGCTGATACAAATAGAATTTTAGCAAATGCAGGTGTAGCAGGAAATCCAGGTGGCACACATTCACTTGTTGATGCTGATTATGATTCAGCATTGTATGGAACATACCTAAGTACAGAAGCATTACCAAGAAGTGCTACTGTACGTAGACAAGGTGATGACATGACTGGCGCACTTTATCTACATGACCACCCAGGCAATTTATCAGGTAGTGGTACACCCAATGATGTTGATGACTTACAGGCGGCTACAAAGTTTTATGTAGACAATTCAAGTTTTACAAGTATTGTAGATTTATATGTTAGAACTAATGGTGATGATGAGCAAGAATTTTCACCAGTAGGTAAAGAAGGACGTAGTTTACAATTTGCTTATAAAACGGTTGGTAAAGCGGCTGAGAAAGCAGAAGAAATTATTTCAACAAGTCCATTAGAGCCAGGTGCATACTTACAAACAGTAACATATAACGAAGGCGATAATAATTCAGTTATCACAAGTCAGAATGTTACTTCATCAAACTTAGATGGTATACCTGCAAGAAATCTACTATTAGATAACTTAGATTTTATTAAAAAAGAAATTGTTGCATATGTTAGTGCAACATATCCAGACTTCCAATATAATCAAGAGTTATGCGAACGCGACATGGGTTATATTGTTGCAGGATTATCAATTGATATTGAAAACGGATTAAATTCTAACTTCCATGCTATCCAAGCAGGTAAAAGATATTTTAACTCAGTATCAGGACAGATTGCAAGAACTACCCAATTATCACAAACACTTGCTGGTATTAACTACGGTAAGTTGATTATTAATACTATTTTACAAAATGGTACAGTAACTCCTGTAAGAAACACACACGGAATCGAACAAGTTATTGATACTGGACAAATAGTTAATTCTACAACTAGAAATGCTGTTCTTGCAAAGATTGATGTTACAACTAACATTATCGAAAATGGATTAGGTGTACTTAATACAACAGCACTAGTTGAAGGTTCAACAATTACTCTTAATATTTCAAACGGTGGCCAAGGTTATGTTGACCAAGGTATTGGATCTAACGTAGATATTCTTCCAGGAAAAATTATACGTGGTAGAACTTCAGGTGCATTAGGTAGAATTGTAAAATATACTAGAGGTTCTAACGAAGATATATTACGTATATTCTTAATTGAACCAAGACAATTTGTTGATGGTGAAGAACTTGAATATGGTAACTTTGCACTAACAAAACAAATTTGTATTCATGTTGAATCAGGAACATTTTATGAAGACTATCCAATTAAACTTCCTGCAAACTGTTCAATTAAAGGAACAGACTTTAGACGTTGTTTAATTAGACCAAAGAATAGAGGATCACAGTCTAAGTGGGCAAATACTTATTTTTATAGAGATGCAAACTTTGACGGACTTGATTTAATTCCAACTGGAAACTTAGATGCTGTTGAAATTATTAATCGTAACAAAGAATTTGTTAAAGACGAAACTATTGCTTGGATCGCTAATGAAATTGCTACAGCAACTCCGGGATCACTTTTTGATGGCTTTACATATAACGAAGCAAAATGTGAACGTGACACCGGCATTATCCTTGACGGTATTGCACACGATTTGAAATATAATGGTAATGCTAAAACTTACGAAAACGCGGCAAAATATTATGTAGGTACACAGAGTTTAATTAATGGTCAGGAAGCACAAACTGCGGCGGCACTTGAATTTACAAAAAGCCTAGTTGTTGACTATATTATTCCGCAAGTTGACTTTGCTGAATTACAAGTTATTACAGCACAATATCGTGATACAGTTTATCAAGCAGAAGCCGGCACTGCTACTAAAGCAGAAGAACTTATGGATTCAATTATTGATGTTGTTTCCAACGGACTTGCTAATCTTCCAGACTTAATTGATCCACGTTATGGTTATCATTATACAGTAAATCCAACTAAAGAAATTAACGTTGGCGCAAACGGTATTAGCAATCCCGGAGAGTTCTTTGGTGCGGCAAAACTAATTCAGTTAAACAAACAATTTATTGTTGAAGAAATTATTGCATATATTAATACAACTTATCCGGCACTTGGATACAATGAGTCAAAATGTAGAAGAGACACTGGACTTATTGTTGACGGACTTGTACTTGATTTAAAAACAGGCGGTAGAACAGAATCGTTGGCGAATCAAACAGCATACTACTTAGGTGCTGTATCAGGACAAGAAAACGAAACCGTTGATGCTATTAACTATATCAAAACAGTTGGTGCGGCAGTATTAACTAAAACTCCATTTGGAGCATCGTTACAATCAAATGTTGCACAGAATACAACTGCTGATTCAGTAGCGGAGGCAGGCTCGCAAACTAATATGGAAGGATTAGTTGACTGTATTAAATTTGCGTTTGATGTAAATTATAACCCACCGAAAAATAACCAAGACATTGATGTGTTTATGATGAATGATTCAAACAGAATTATGAACGTAACAATGCAAGGACATGGTGGCTTTGCTCAAGTACTTGATCCAGATGGACAAATTCTAATTAAATCACCTTATGTACAGGTTTGTGGTTCATTTAGTAAGAGTAAAAATGAGCAAGCATTTAGAGGTGGTATGTACATTGATGCATTTACAGCAAACTTAACGTGTACTGTACTTTCTAAAGATGATCCGTTTACACTTAATGTTTCAAGCGGTATTGGCAGTGGACTAAGAAAACGACGTCCTGAAACACCTTGTCCATTTTATATTCAAGGTATACGTTATCAAGTTGATGCTGTTACAAATTATGACCAGGCGGCAGGTACTGCAACATTATTCCTAAATCCAACATCAGGTGATGGTGCAGGATTTACTTTTGCAGACTTTACAGATATTGTATTACAATCCGCTGGTAATACTTCAATGTTAGCAAACGACTACACACAGGTTAACGATTTAGGTTATGGTATTGTGTGTAATAACGGAGCACTATCAGAACAAGTTTCAACGTTTACATATTATAACCATGCGGCATATATGGCAAACAATGGTTCACAGATTAGATCACTAAACGGTTCTAACTCAAACGGTAACTATGGTTTGGTTGCGGCAGGTTCAGATCCAAACGAAGTTATTGATCAAATTACTTTGTTAGATCCAATGGTGCAAGTTGCTCGTGTATATGATGACGGTGTTACATACTTAAACGAAGCAGGCAAAAATATTGTTTACGTCTACGATGTTGATTTTATTCCAACTAACGTTTCA